CTTCATTAATAGATTTTGTTTGTCCATTTACATATACCCAACCAAGTATTCGTCCATATTTTTCTGAAGAATCTGGTAGCTCTGTTTTAATTATAATGTCTGAGGCGTCTTTTAATTTTGTTTTGATATACTCTTTTGCTTCAAGTCCAAGGGTTTTTTCAAACTTATCTTTGGTGCGTGATTCTGGAGTATCAATGCCAGCAAGCCGAACTCGTTGGGAGTAGGACACATTGAAGCCAAGGTCAATGTCCACATCAATGGTGTCTCCATCTACAACTCCTACAAGCTTTTTTACACGATATTCGTACATGCTTCTCCTAAATTTTAATGAGCAGTTTAGCCGCATGCTCAGGCGGATCCTGGGCAGCGATGCCCACGATACTATTATACCTTACTTGATTTTGATGGTCTTAGGCTTCTTTTCATCTGGGATAATTCGTTCCACAGTTACAGCCAACATACCGTTTTTAAACTCTGCACCAGTTACTTCCATAAACTCACCAAGCGCAAACGATCTTGTGAATTTACGAGTAGCAATACCCTTGTGTAGAGCCTCGCCAGACTCTTCCGCTGAAATTTCACCCTTAACAATAAGTGTTCCATTATCAACTGTAACATCAACATCTTTCTTATCAAATCCAGCCAAGGCTAGATCTACACGATAAGTTTCTTCATTTACCTTAATTACATTATAAGGTGGATAAGTTTCTTGTTTTGCTACGTGAGTCCATGTTTGAATGTTAGGCTGAAAGCCAATAAAAAAAGGATCATTGAAAATATTCCAAAGTGATCCTGTGTGTGTTAAATGACTTACCATTTTATTCCTCCTTCAAGCGAATAAATTAATTTATGAACCCCAAATGGCGGTTCAGTATTATTATATCATATTACAGAGCCCCGTAACAGAATCGAACTGTTGACCTACGCATTACAAGTGCGTCGCTCTGCCGTCTGAGCTAACAGGGCTTGGAGCGGATGACGAGAATCGAACTCGCACCATCAGCTTGGAAGGCTGAAGCACTACCATTATGCAACATCCGCATTGCTGGACTACCAGGGATCGAACCTGGGACCTAGAAGTTAACAGCTTCCCGCTCTGCCTGCTGAGCTATAGTCCAAAAGCGCCTTTGGCAGGAGTCGAACCTGCGACCAAGACCTTAGAAGAGTCCTGCTCTGTCCTCTGAGCTACAAAGGCAAGACATTAATTGTTTGGTATATCTTCAATGTCATCTGGAAAATCTATTAATCCCATTTCTTTAATAACAGCTTTTCCTTCTGGAGAAACTTCAATCAATGCTTCTAAGTCTTCATTGTATGTAACATTTATTAAGCCTTTTTCTAATAACATTATTAAAGTTTCATCTACATGATTTTGATGTGCTAACCACAACTCTGGGGCAACTTCTTTACATTTTTCGGCTATCTTAAAAATCATTTCTCCATCTTCATCCATACCAACCATTTCTATTGCTCCTACCTCTAGGTAGTATTCAAAATTACTTTCTTCCATTTTGCTCCTTTGTGCAACAGGTAGGACTTGAACCTACGATAGCCGAATTATGAGTTCGGGGCCTTAACCAACTTGGCTACTGTTGCCAATGGTCTATTGTAACGTACCGTCTTCGTTTTTGTCAATGGTTTGTTCTACTACTTGCTGAACATAATCTGAAAAGTGTTTTCTTATATTTCCTGGTGGTCTTGACCCTAAAGACTTCCATAATCTTTTATATTCAAGTATATTGGCAAATGTTGTTGGACAAACAACTATTCCATTATATTCTTTTAATGTTGTAGGTAGCGGAACATGCTTCCCGCAGCATTTACATTCTTTAGCTTTTTCTTGATATGTACTCATACTATTTTCATTCCATCCATATATTCTCTTAAGTTCTCTGGCATATGCGGTGCACGGATCATATTGTATCTATTTACATCCTCTTCTTCTCTGGCAAAATCATTATCAAATGTATATGATTCATATGTATGTATACTAATTTCATCATTAGAATTTGGCCTTGTCAGACTTATTGAATTATAAATAGATCCACATACAGCATCTGCTAAATCTTTTGAACCTTTTCTTGGGTGGTCTACTTTATCTTTCATAATTCTTAATTGAAGCAATTCATCTATAAGCAAAGGAATACTTGGTCCAGATAATCTTTCTTCTAAAACAACCATGGCCATGTCGTCATAATGTTTTTTTGATACAGACAGTGTTTCTGTATTAATACCATATTGTTTTAACTGCTGCATCATGTCGTGTGAATTCCATCGGTCAAAAGTACAAAGAGATATATTAAACCCCCTAGATTTAATTGCCAATATATAATCCTTTACCTCTGTAAAATCAACTGATTTATCTGGCGTTGGAGTCCAGTACCTTACGGCATCTACCACAACTATAGGTGCTGGTTGAGAATATGTTTCAGTAACTTTTATATTTACCCATTTATCAACATGTGCAAGCGAAACTGCACAATGGTCGTGTTTCTGTGCCAAGTCTACGTGAATGAAATACTTTTTTCCTTCTTCTGGCTTAAACCATTCTTCTAGTCTACCAAATGAGTCTACTGCATAATATGTTTTATTAAATGCTTTTTCAATTTTTTCACGAGATTTAAAAAATGCATCTACGGCATCTGATGGCATGCATGCAAAACGACTTAGAGCATCTGGCATATTTTTATAAAATTCTACTTTAAAGTCTTCTATCTTTTTTGTTGGATTAATTTCCCAAGTTGGTCTTTTTAAAGCATATACTCTAGGTATCTTATATGAAAGAATATGATCTTCTTCCCACTCAACAGTAATTTCATTTCCAGGTATTCCGTCTGGCAAATCGTTATCCATTTTTAAAAGCTTGCTTCTTACTATAGTTTCTTTTTCTGCAATTACAGAATCATAAAACTTTTGTATTGGATCGTTTTTAAAACGTGGGAAAGAAAGAAGTATAATCTTACCAAAATCTGGAAAACGAGATATAACAGATCCACGATACATATCGTATATAGCATCTGCTGTTTTAGCTTGATCATGACCTGTTGTATTTTCTGTAGCAAAACCTGAAATTTCGTCAAGAATAACTGCAATAACGTTATATCCTTCGAACGCTTCTCTTTCAGAATGTCCAGAATACACGTTTACGTTTTTATCAAATCTAATTTCGGAAGCTTTAGGATCATACTTTCCAACAAACCATGGCGATCTATCTATGCGTGTTTTAAATCCTTTAAAGAATACGTTATTGGCTTGCTGTGCGTTAACAGCAATATTAATAATATCAATTGTATCCCCAGGTGGCTTACCGTAGTATGTTGCTGGATCCTTTAAGCATAATAGTAAATAAACTATATATGATACGGATATTGTTGAAGTATAATCTTTTCCAGAACCCTTACCTAATTGAGCAATAATTTCTGTACAAGTTTGCTTAAACCTACGAGTTCCTTCTTCTTCGCCAAACAACTTGATCAGAGTTGACTCTTTATATATCTGTGAACCTTTTTCAATTAATGTATATTGATATTCAGATAAAGGCGGTAATCCAAGGTAGTCTGGATGTGTAACAAATGTCTTTAGATCGACAGGCTTTTCATCAAACTCTTCACCGTCGAGTATATCTATAAGATCATTAAAGTTAAGCTCCACTTACCTGCTCTGAATCTATTACAACTGGTTCAACTATCCCAGTAATTTGAGATAGTCTTTTAGCAACTTCTAGTTTACACTTTGAACATGTTGAAGTAACTTCTTTTAATATGTTAACAAGAATTTCTTGCTTTCTTTCAGTTTCTGCAAGCTGAGATGCTAATTCATTATTTTCTAAAACACCTATAGATTGCAGCATACCAATTCTTTTTGCTTCAATGTCAGCAATCAACTTTAATGCTGTAGCCTTTACATTTAATTGACCTGCTTGATCTGCGTCTTCCACAGTCTTCCAAGACTCTTTGATTAGCATGGCATAATGCTGGTCAGCACCAGAGATAGCCTCTTTAGCACGGTCTCTTATGTTGCTATCGTTATGTACTACCTGCTTCCAGTCTTCTATTAACTCAAGAACTTCTTTTCTTTGAAGACCTGTTGCTGTGGCAATTTGAGTTGGGTTATTCCC